GTCGTCCGCCGACAACTGGCGAAGCGGGGCCTCGTCGTCGATGCGGATCGACATCGCGCCCTTGTAATCCGTGGGCAACGGGATCGACTCCGCCGCGTCGATGGTCGCGGTGCCTTCCATGTCGAGGTTGTTGAGGCGGCGGTTGAACGATGCCTCCGCAAGCTGGATGAACTCCGGCGCATAGTCCGAAAGCGCGCTGTCGTTCATCCGGTCCACTATGGCGTCAACCAAGGTGGAATAGCTTGTGATCGTCACTGCGCGGCTTTCGGCTTGCGCCCGCGACGGCGCGGGGCCACGGCGTCAGGCAGGCTGCCACCCTTCTCACCATCGCCATCGTGGTCGAGCGGGTGAACAACCTCGAACTCAACGCTGCCCGAGAGGCGGCGGATAGCCTCCTCGCCATCAACGTCGGTCGGCTCATGGCCGTCAAACCGATAGCCGCACCCATCGATCGACGTGTGGCCATTGGCGTAGGTGCCGATGAAGCGGAACTTCATATCAGCCCTCCCGTAAATGGGGCGGGACCGCAGCCCCGCCCGTAAGGTCAGACGTAGAAGACCACGACTTTGAGCACGCCCGTTCCGCCGGCGTTCGCCGCGGCGTTCACCGTGCCGATGATCTTGGTTTCAGCGGCGAAGGTTTTGTACCCCGCGTCCTGAATGATGTTGACGAATGGGTAATAGATGCCAGCGACAGGCCGGAACTGTGCCACAGCATCGCCGTCCATGACGCCGAAGTTCCCAAATCCATCGGTGTCGGCCGCGTCCGTGCCGTTCGCCGCCCATCCGATATCAAGGTCGAATGCCTCGGTGCCGGTGTCGATGTCCGCGCCCTGAAGGAAGCCGCCGATAACGGTCGCGCCGGCGGGAACCTTGCAGAACTCGATGACATCGTTCTGCGAAGGGTTCGCGGCCAGATTGTAGATGCCCCACGCAACCCCGAGAACCCCAGTGGGGACGGGCAAGCCGGGGACAGGAGCGGTCGCAGCCGCCTTCGTGCCAGTGAGAGTCGCCATTTCAATTCTCCGGAAAAGGAAAGGGCGACCGAAGCCGCCCTAGAGGTTTAGGTTAGGCGAGTTCAGCCGCAGAACCCGAATGGGTCGCAGCGCCGGTCGTCGCGAAAAAACCTGACACAACGCCGTGATCCTTAAGATCATCGGTGTCGCCCGTGCCGGTGCCGAACAGGATCTTGCGGATGCCCATGATGGACTCGACCGCGACGCCGTGCTTGTCGCCGTAGTCGAACTCCTCGGTCTTCGAGGTCCAGCGCTTGCACCATGCATGGGCAAGAGCCTGCGCGCCGAGCAGGTAGACCGGCGTAACCTCGGTCGTGCCGCCATTGCCAAGGTTGGCGTAGATCGGGATGTTGTCCATCTCCTTGACGATCACGCCGTTCCACAGGATGTCGCCGCCGTCGAACAGCTTGGACGCTTCCGCTTCCTTGACCGTCGAGGCCAGAACCTCGGTGTCGAGGCTGTCGCGCAGGTTCTTGAAGGCGTGCGGATTGGCGAGCGCGACATAGTAGCGCCGGCCATTGCCGCCGTCCCGCATCGGCCTGATCTTCGGGCTGCACACCTTCGCCCGCAGGACCATCGCGTCCAGAGCGGTCGCGTTGAACAGGTCCGAGGTGGTGTCGAGCTGCGAAAGGTCCGCCGACAGGTCGGTGCCGCCCGCCGAACCGCCCGCCGCATAAGCGCCGAACACGGTGCGATCGACGTTATCGACCAGCCACGCATCCGCGATAGCCGCGGTGCGCGACAGGAACGCCGTGCCGTTGAGCGAGCCGAGCGCGGTGATGTACTGGTCGCGGGTATATTCCTGCGCCCAGTCCAGAAGCGTCGGTTTCGCAGCGGAGCGGAGACTGATCGCTGAGGTCTGCTCGGCCATCTCGGGCACGCGCACGCCGTTGCGGGCCTTGTCGACGTAAATCCGCATCGAACGGGAAACGAGGTCTTCCTCGTTGCCTTCCAGAACATTCGATCCGGTCGTGGCGGCGTTGGTCAGGCGGTTGACAAGGGCGATGGTGATCGAGTCACCGGCCTTCTTGGTCAGGTCCTCCTTGACCTGGATGATCGCGTTCTCGCCTTGGCCCATCAGCTCCTTGAAGCGGTCCTGCCAATACTCTTTGAAGAACGAATCTTCCCACTGCTGGACGCGGAGCCCAGTCGCGTAAGTCGTGTCTGCCATGGAAAATATCCTTCTAAGGGAGGGCCGGCGTCATCGCGACGCGGGTCCGGGATTAACGTCCGAAAATGTCGCCCAAAGGCGTCGGGCCAGACCACGCGGGGCCAGACCTTGAGCCGGTGGAGCGCTCATTCGCTAAAGTGGTTGGAGCCTGGACTTTTGGGGGCATGCCGATCTCAGCCATGATTTTCTGGCGGATTTCGGCCTCAAGCTGCTCGCGCGACGGAGAAGCCGTTCCATACTGCTTGGCTTCGAGGATCTTGTTCGCGGCGTTGTAGGCATATTCCGCCGGGTTCGCCGCTGTCCTCAATTCCTGCAGAAGGAACGGATTGGTCTTCGCAGCTTCCTTGAAGTGCTCGACCTTCTCGTCATAGTCGGCCCATTTCTGACGCGCGAACTCTTCTGCGACATTGACCCGCATGGTGAGCATCTGCGCCTCGGTCTGGGGCGTGAGCCGTTGCATGACCTGCTGAGCGATGAACTCAACCGGGTCAGGCTCCTGCTCCTGCTCCGTCCCGCCTTGCTGTTGCGCGAAATAGGCTTCGTATTGCTGCAGCCGTTCGGTAGCCTGACGAAGTTGATCTTCGTACTGCTGCCGTTTTGCCCGCTCATCCTTGAGGGCTGCTACCGGAATGTGGGATGGTTCCTGTTCGGAAGCCGGCGGCGCTTCCTGCTGCGGAGCCTCTTGCTCCGTCTCTGTGTCGCCCGTGTCCTTCGGTGCGAACCGTCCATGTTCGTCGCGCGGCTGCCCTATCGTTTCAGGCGGCGGCGCTTCTGCCTGGCCGGATTCATCCCCGAAGATTTCGTCAAGACTTGTCCCGTTTTCCATGATTGCCCTCGTTCCGACCGCTTCGGCGTCGTCCCGTTTCGACCGTAGAGGCGTCGTCCCTTGAAGCGCCCGGTTGGCCCCGGCGGCGGGCAATGCGTCGCAGTGCAAACGACGCAAACTGGTCCGGCACGGGAGCGCGTCTCCCGCATTTCCGCCGCCCGATCGTGGCAGCTACCCGCAACGCGGCCTCCCCTTGCGAGGATCGGCACGCGCAATTCGGATTAACTCAATGGTTAGTCGGCGGCCTCGTCTAGGGCCCGCTTGAATCTGTCTCGCGCGTCCGCAAGGCCCCATTCAAGAAGCTGCGCACGCGCTTGCACCTGCAATTGGCCAGGCGGCTTTGGCCTGGCAAACCCCAGCCAAGCTAGCACACGACGAATGATGCTCACGCCACCTCCACCCAAATCTTGAGCGCGGCGATACCATCACTCAAATTGTCGCAGCGGACGGCGTGGCGCTTTTTGCCCGCCCCCTCTTCTCCGTTCCAAACGGCTAGGCCCAACTTAGTCCCAAGATCGTAAAGCTCGGCCTTGATCAACCAGCCAGGGATATCCGCGCACTTGGTAAAGCCGTTCACGACGCCGCCCTTTTGGTGGCAATGCGCGAGACAATACGCTCGCCCGCCGCGTCCTTGACCCGTTCAACAATATGATAACGGCCATCGGCCAGCTTCCGAACGATCACGCCGTCGCCCTTTCCTGCTGCTTCGCCATCTGAGCGCGCTGCTCGGCCTGTTGAGCCTGCATCGCCATACCGAACTGGTGCTTCTCGTCCGCGTGCTGCATGCCCTGCTGCGCCTTCATCGCGCCGATCTGCATGTCCGTCTGTGCCTTATGCTCGGCAATCGCGATCTTCGACTGCGCTTCAGCCTGCCTCATCTCCATCTCGGCCTGCGGGTTGGCGGCCTGCGCCTGCGCGTAGTTGCGGGCGGTCTCGCTCTGCGTCTTTTCAACCTCGGCCTTCGCCCCGGCGATCTGGATCTGCTGCATCATCTGCTGCTCTTGAGACGCTTGCGCCTGCTGCTCCATCTGATCGACGATCTCCAGGAGCTTGTCCTTGTCGCGCAGCGAGGACGCCGTGATCAGCAATCTCAGAACCGGCGGCGGGAGCTGCGTCATCGCCGGCATGATCTTGGTGAGCGTGTCGAACTGCTCAGCCTGAACGGTCGGCGTGTCCATGCCCTCGTCGATGATGATGTCCACGTCCATCTCAGCGATCGGGTTCTGCACCTCGATCGGCTGATTGGCCATCGGATCGCGGGCAAGCAGCGCAAGCTTCAGCTCGGCCTCGGGATCGCCCTGCAGCCGCTCCTTGGCAACGTCCAGCATGGTCTTCGGCACGTTGAGCCCGACAAAGCGCAGGTTGCGCTCGTCATCGGTCACACGAATCCACCGCGGCCCATCCCAATACTGCTTGATGCGCGCCCACACCGACCGATAGACCGCGAGTGAAAGCTGCCGCAGCCGGTCCATGAGCAGCGCAACCTCAACCATGCCGCCCTGCTGCTGCGCAAGGATCGCCCTACCCGAAGAGTCATTCTCGTTCTTTCCAGCAAGCGCAGCGTTCGGACCGAGCAAGTCGATCTCAGCCTTCGCCTCCTGCAGCATCTCGAAGTTCGCGGCGGCCATGTCGCCGGTTGGGAGAATCTCGATCTCGTCTTTGTCCGCGAAAAATGCCCCGTCAGGCTTCGCCATCTCACGCTTGAGCGCTGACGCCTCACCTTGGAAGCTGCGATCGAAACGCATCTGCCGCGAGTTGATGAGGTGCAACCCCTTCGAGCGACGCTTGTTCACCTCGTCCTGCGGTGAGATCATCGCCCGGACTTCGCCGTACCTGTTGTTGTCGCGGTCCACATAAGCCGAGATCGCCTTGATCGGGCACTCGGGCTCGCCATCGACGTCCAAGTATGGCGAAACGGCCGGATCAACCAGAAAGCCGGCCTTGGTATAGGTGCAATACACCCACTGCCCGCCCTCGAGATAATACTCCTCATTCACCCGAACGCGCTTGCGACTGTAATCAGCCCAAAGATTCCACTTCGGCCGATCGTCATAGGTCTCTGTGTCGCGCGCCTGCATCCAGGTGGACTCGATCACCTCCTCTCGGCCAGGGTATTTGCGTTTCGCCTCGGAGACATCCATCCACGTGACGATGCCCATGTAGCCCGCATCGGAGAAATCGACGCGGCGCGAATAGGGGTCGTAATAGAACCGATCCCACGGAATGCGGGTGATCGCCGGGTCGATGCCATCGCGGGTCTGCTGAGCCCCCACCATGAGCACGCCAGTGCCCTCGACAATGATGTCCTCGAATCCCTCGGACCGCTTGGCATCCCAGTTCTGGTCGTCACAGACATAGCGCAGCGCGTCAGTCGCGGCCTGCGACGATCCCTCGTCATTCGGCGTGCGCGGGAACGCCTTGGGATCCTTCCGGGTCTGCGACTCCATGCCCTTGAGGTAATTGACCTTGCGCTGGATGCGGTTGAACGTGACGACGGGCTGCCCGCGCTTCTTCAGCGCCTCCGCCTCGGTGTCCGTCCACTGCTTGCCGTCATAATAATCACGGTCACGCTCGGACTTCTCGCGAGCGGAGCGGGCCGCCTCCTCTGCTTCCTCGAAGCGGCGGACCATAGAGGATACGTCATGGGTCAGGCTGTCTTCCAACTCGACCCCTCCTCTTCGCCTTTGAATACCCTGTCCCAGCGGTCGCGGGGCTTCTTCGGGGCTTCGTCCTTCGGCTTGTAGCCAGAGCGCCGAAGCTCCTCCAACGCGTACCGGAGCGCGTCGATCGTGTGGTTGTTCTTGTCTTCCAGCAGCGGGAGGATTTCGCCCGTCTGTGGATCGGTCTTGTAGCTGTAGAGCGTCAGTTCATCGGCCACATGCTTGCAACGCGGATGAACGATGATGTCGAATGAACGCAGGAACTCAATGCCGTCCTCGATCGACCCAGGCCCCTTGATCGCCTCGGTGATCAGAAACCCTTTCCGCTTCATGTAGCTGACCGTCTCAGGCCGCGCGCTGTCCGCCCTGATCAGCCACTTCCGCGCGCCCGGTATCTTCTCGAACAGCGCCGGCGTGTGGTCGATCTCGCAACCGATCTCCCATGCCACATGGTCGACGTAGAGATTACGCCCCTCGATAAAGCACCGAACCAGAACCGTGGGATCGATCGCGAACCCCCAGTCCGCCCCGAACCGCAGGACCGCGTCCTTCGGCGTGTCGAACTCCTCAACCCTCCAGTTGCGAAACACCCGCGCATGGCTGTTGAGCGAATAATGTCCCTGCCAGACGTGCAGGAACTTGTCGGGATCGCGGCGGCGGTCGTCCTCCATGTCCGCCTTGAGTTCGGCCGGCAGCCACGGATTTGCGTCCCAGTTCACCTCGACCACAACAGCATTGGTCGGCGGGTGCTCACCTCTCAACAATGCGTCAACGGGGTCGGTCGGCTTGTTCGGGTTCCAGCTAAACCACAGTTCCGAGCCAGGCTTTCGGATTGTCGGCCGCAGCAAGTCTAACGAGCGCTGGCTAAGCGACTGGGCCTCCTCAACCCAAGCCACATCGAACCCCTCAAGCGACTTGATCGAGTCAGCCGTGTGGTTCTGCATCCCCTGGAAGATAATGACACCGCCACCCGGCGTCCTGATCTCCGCTTCCAGTATCTCAAAGCGCTCCGAAAGCCCCTTGGAGCGTATCTTATCCTCAACCAGCAGCTTGACGCTGTTCTTGAGCGACTTCTGAACTTCACGAAGGCAGGCGGCGCGGAAGCCGAGCTGCGAATTAGCCCGTGCTATCAACTTCTCGGCAAAGAAGTGTGATTTACCCGATCCACGCCCGCCATGCGCGCCTTTGTAGCGAGCAGGCCGGAGCAGTGGCGCGAAGCTACGCCCCGCCTGAAGATGGAGTGTCAACGATCGTCCACTCCGCCGCTTCAGCCTTTACGGCAACCGGGCCGCCATCCTTGCCGGTCAGCTCCGTGCCCTTGATCT